TCGGTGTAGGCTTTCTGCCCAGTATGAACCTGGTTGATGATTCGGCCCATATCGCCGAGATTGGTGCCCGCGATAGCGGCAGCATCCGCAGTCAGCTTTAGGTACTTAGTTAGATCCTGGCCCGGTTGCACCCCGGCCGCAACAGCATTCGCCGCGACCGTCGCAGCGTCCCCGAGCCCAAACGCGGTGCCCTTAACCGACTCCAACGCAGAGTCCATAATCTTCTGAACATCGCCCGCAGAGTTGCCCAAACCAATGAGTTTGGCCTTCGCATCATCGATGCTCTTCAGCCGCTCAAACCCTTTAGTGAGCGCCGCAGCCGCCACCCCGGCGACACCGGCAGCAGCCCCCGCCACACCAGCACCGGCTAGTTTCAAGCCGGTGGCGGCGCCCCGTCCAATAATGGACCCGACTTTCTCGCCGATCTGCTCAGACCGCGTCTTTATTGGCAACTCGATAGACAGTGAACGCGCCATATCCTGGGCGAACTGCTTACCCGCCTTGTCGCCGTTCTTCACCAAATATGCTAGGGATGACTGCAGCTTCTGCGAGTTCTGCGCGGACTGCAGATGTTGCGCCATCGCCGAAGCGGTGCTATCAGCCCAGTCTTTGCCGACCTTCTCCCCGCCCCGCGCGTTAACCGCCTGCGACAGTGCGGCACTGATCTGCGCTTCAGAGCCGCGCATCCCCTCAGCGATGTTGCCGCCCAGCTTCCGGCCGGCGGCGTTGCCGATCCCCGACACACCGCTGAGTTGCTTGTCGATCGCCTCAGAAACACCTTTGAGGCTGGGAATGATTTGGAGTGTGGCGTAACCGATTGTTGCCAAGTCAAATCACCCCAATCCGTATGTGCGTTTACGTTTTTCGAACACAGCCTTCAATTCGATAACCCTTGCCTGTTTCGCGGCGTGGCGCGCTTTCGCTTCCATCTCGACGCGCACCGGGTGGTCCTGTTTCGCCCACAACGCCCATAGATCGGCGGTGAAATGCTCGAGGCGACTCAGCGGCGGCTGCCCGTCATTGAGTGCCCGCACCAACGCGGATTCTGCTGGTAGTTGCCGCACAAGCACACCGAGCCGTCGAAGAGACAGGGTTCCCCGGTAGAAGTCGAGAAAGTCAACGCGGTAGAAACGCTGCAGGTCGGCCTCTATCTCGTCGCCGTACTCGTTGAGTAGGCGGCAGAGGCTCCCTAGTTTCCCGAGGCGTCCTGAAGCTGATTACCGATCGCCTCGAAATCATCCAGCGTCGGGTTCTTCTCGAGGAAAGCGTTCCACTGCTCAACACCGAGGAGCAGTTTGGTGCCCTCAATGTTGTCGCCTTCGTTGAACGCCATGAACGCTTTCAGCGGGATCTTCCCGGCAACAGGTATTTTCAGTTCGACACCGCACTGCTTGACGGTCACGTAGCCGTCGTCGGCTTCAGCCTCACGGGCCTCCACCGACGACTTCTTCGGCTTTGTGGTCACTGTGGTTACACCGGGGCGATGACGAACGTGCCCGGCGTACCCAGGCTGGCACCGCTACCGGTGACCGGGCTGCCCGCAACAGGTGGAGTCACCGTGTAGGGACCACCCGCGCTTCCCGACACAGTCCAGTCGGCGGACGTATAGCCGTCATCCAAGGCCACCAGCGCAGACTTGACCGCGCTTGCGGCGGCGTTGTAGGCGATGGCTGCGGTGGTGTTACCGCCCCACGTCAGGGTGAACGTGCCGCTGCTCTGAGTGCCCAAGGTGGCTGTCCACTGCGTTGTGTTCGCCGCTTCCACAACCTCGAAGATGTCGTTGTTAGCGTCGGTAGTGTGATGAATGGTGACCTCCGCGAACGACAACGCGCCGTCGATGATGCCGCCATGCGACTTCAACTCCACCGGAGCCGCCGTCAAACTGACCCACACCTTCGTCCCGTTAGCAACATCCTCATCGACGAAGCGGTACAGCACATACACCTGCACGTCCTTCGGAGCGCCCAGCTTGTTACCGGACGAACCAGGCAACACAATCTTCTTCGTCGCCGCATTGGTTTCCAAAGCGGTGAAATCGGTGGTCAGTTTGCCGCGCTTCAGCTTCACCCGGAACTTCGGGTGACCGAAAGCGTCGTACTCCTTGACCTCGATCGACGGGTTCAGCGCGATACCCTTCTGATCATCGATCAGCCCGGTGAACTCCCACCCGAGGGCATCCAGGTCATCATCCGGCATGGTGGGGATCATCGTGGCGATGTCGGTGACGTCGGACTTCAACGCCAACCAAACCTCAGCTTGGTCGGGGATCAGGGTGTTATCGGCATTGACGGTGGGGGTTGTCATGTGATGTTCCCTCCTTCAAGGGCGGTTTAATGCCCTTGCGGGCCAACAAAAACCCCAACCCAAGGATTTGGGATGGGGCAGATTATGTGTTTTATTGCGGTACTGCTGTGCGGGCTCTCGCCAGCACCGTGAATGATGCGAGGTCGCCGCGGGTGTTGTCGTCGCGGGCCTCGAGGACCCCGGTGCCGGGGAGGACCGCCGCGACACCCGGAATAGGTGTTTTCGACAGGAGCAGCGCCATCGCGGCGTGGATGTAGGTGCGGTTCCGTCCTGATGTCCACGACGTCACCCGAATCGTTGGTGATGTGGCTACAGGCCACACCACCAAAGGATCCCCGTCATCGGCGACCAACAACACCGGGTTGGAGCCGAGGGTCCAGTTGTCGGGAAGTTCCAGACGTACCGACAACTCCGGGAACCGGGTCGCCAGGCTGGTTTTCAGCCAGTCTTTGACGATCCGGGCGACGTCGACCGGTTCCCGGCTAGTCACCCTCAGCCTTCGCCTTCTTCGGTGGTTTCACTTCCAAACCCGCCGATGTGGCGGCTTTGGTTAACGTGCCGTGTTTGGCTTGGCGTGCGGCGGGAATGGTCACCGACGCCGCGGGGCGGTCGGTGGTGTACTCGTTCACCCAGACGGCGTCACCAGCGTTTTTCGCGACTTCCTGCGCGAGTGCGTTGACCGGCGCCGCATCTAACCCTTTGAGGACTTCAGCGGCACCCTTCTTGTTGAGGTGGAATAAATAATCGTCGGTCATCCCTGCCCCCTCGTGCACAGCACCTCTAAACCGCCGACACTGCCGGTCCCCGGTGACCGCCACTCATTCACGACGACGTTGAACCGTTCACCGCGAACCGTCAACAAATCACTGTTCACAACATCGGTTCCGAGCGTGAAATACACTGTGCAGGCAATGTTTTCGATATTCCGTTCCCGCTGAACGATTTCCTGCCCGCCACTGGGTGCTATCGCGATCGCCGTCAACGACTCATCTGTTGCGGGGATGATTTGACCGTTTTCGTCCCTGCCGCCGCCGCGGTGACGGATCACCTGCTCAGCCATCAGTGGGTGGTATGTCGAAGCCGTAAATACCGCCACCACCGCTATACCCAAGAACAGAGTGCATCTGCATCGCAGTGGCGGCGGTGTCGACGCTGAACGCGCCGCCAGAGGTGTCCGATTTGCAGATGTTCCGCAACGCGTCGATCTCCGACGGCCAAAACAGCGACTTGCGGCCGGTGAACTGGAACGGGCCGACTTGCTGCATCCCACCCGAACCGGATTCGTGCCACCGGAGTACCGCTGTCCGCATCACCGCTTTGGCTTGCGCTATCTGCAAATCAGTCAGATCATCGCCACCCAAACATGGAGCCGCCAGTGTCGCTAACGCGATCGCGTCGGCCACCAACTGCTCGGCGAGGTCGTCGTTGATGGTGGCGAAGGGAGCCAGATCATCTGTCGTCAACAGATCAGCCACAACCCGAACTCCCTTCGCTACCAGCCGAACTCAGAAGGCGATCGTTCCCTTGGTGAACGTGCAGAACGCGTCCTTGCTGCCCATCACGAAGCCGTAGTAGGCCTCAACGAGCAGCAGCACCAAGTTTTCCTGGAAGGCGCTGTGCCAGGTGGAGCCGTCGTAGTAGGACGCTTCCTTGGACACGCGGACGGAGATGTCCATGCCGACACCGTAAGCGGCTTGCGACCAGTCGCCACCCACAGCGCGCAACAGGCTGTCCGTGCCACCCTGACCGGAAGCGGCGATCGTCGCATTCGAGGTCGCCGCGGTGCCGCCAGTCAGCAGGGACTGATCCACGGAGAACGGCGCCGCCGGGGCGGTGACGTTCGATGCGAC